AGAAAGATATCGCCGCCCCTAATAGGGCTGCCTAATGGACGTAATCGTCCAATCTCTAAACCAATGCCAGCACGTTTGCTAGCATACTTTGCCATCATTTCTCCACTAGCAAATATGCTGTCCAGATCATCGTCACTACGGATAAGTACACAACTACTAAATTGTTTAGTAGGAGTCCCGAGACCAGCGAGAACAGGAGTAGCAAGAGTGAACAAACCATCACTGGCTGCGGTGTAGTATTCTTTGATATAGCGCATTCTCGCTGAGTTCGGTTCTTCTTTATGGAAGACAGTTGCTGCCGCAACCATGTATCTAATTTGAGGTGTTTCATATGTTTGCTTTGTTGAACGGTTTTTTACAAGATATTTTTCGATTAGTTGTTCGATGGCGGCATAAGAGTATTGTTCGTCCTTAGAATGATCTAGCATATCATTCATTCTGTTCCAATCTTCTTCAGTGTACCATGTTAATAGCTCGCTAGTGTAGAGTCCAGTAGCTACGTTTGTCTTAACAATTTCATATAGATGAGGGACTTTATACTCACCATATACATCTTTTCGTAACATTGACAACCGCTGTTTGCCTGCTACATATTGATAATTCGTATGACCAACTCCAGGATTTGATTCTACATCAATGAGGTCTACTACCGCTCTCAGTGTAATCTCGTCAATTTCTCTAGTAGTAATACCGTCGTAGAAGTGAGGTTGAGCTTTAATCTCAATCATAGATTGACTCACATCTGCTATTCCACTGCATATCTTAGCTATCTGTGCTTGCCATTTTTCAAGTGTAAGTATCTCTTTTTGTCCTGATCGTTTTGTTACGTTTATCTTCATTTTAACCCTATTTTTTTAATTATTGGCAGTGTGTCAACTTGTTTGACGATTTTAAAATCTTGTAGATTGTTATTTACTACCGTGTTTGGCCAGTAATTAAGTACATATTTTGCGTTGTCCGCTAGGACTAATGCAACATCTTCGTTATTATAGTCTTTTGCTTCAACAAACGCAATATCCTTAACGCCCAACAAATACAATGTATAGAACATTCCCAATCCACGTGCTATATTGCAGTAATGATTTTCTGAGATAAGTTCCCATGGATTAGGCCATTCGTGTACGAAATCAGTGTGCAGATAGTGACTAACTAATGGCGCAGATTGCCACCACTTGTCCACTTCTATACATTGTGTTTGGACGTCCTTGTCTTCCAAAGACGTTCTAAGTTGATACCACTTCTTAAAAATGATATCATAAGAGTTCTGAAACAGATTCTCCATTATACAACATCTACTCCAAACTTCTTCAGTGCTTCAAGTACGACCTCTGGGTTAACGAAGGCGTCTTCTTTATATTCGGCTTGTTCCCAAATCCAAAACTGTTTATCTCTTAGATAACTTCTATCTTTCAATAAATTAATGTTCTCCGGGTGACCAAAGATGTTCGGGTCTGATTGACCAAACACAACAACTCCGGGCTTACCTAAGTCCCAACAAAAATGTTGGAAGAAGCTATCACAACTCATCCATGTTTTGCATTCTTTAACTAGTTCTCCTAGTTGAGGTAGTGGAATATTTTTCCTAAAATCTTGTGTAATTTGTGTTTCGCCCTCAACACCTACTTGTACTACAGGTTCTTTAATGTGCTTTAGTACTTCGTCCCAAAACGGGTAGTTCTTAGGATGCTTTGCGCCATTACGCATAAATTTACTATAAGGTGAAATAATAATCATTTTGTTGCTTCTACATTCAAAAATATATGTGTGGTTTCGGGCTTTACATATCCCGAGTTAGGCTCGCAACGTACTATGTTGGTAAAACCTGAAAAGTTCATTGTCTTTCTTAACTCATACTCAGTATACAAAAACTTGTGTATAAGTCCAGGACTAATCCATCCTGTTGAGAAAAAATGACCATACAGATTCCATTTTCCGTCTTGATCTGCCTTTATGAATTCTTTGCATGATTCTAAAAAATCAGGAGTTTCAATCTTAATCTTACAGCCTGGCTTCAGCACTCGGTGCCATTCTTTCAATACGTCATGTGCATGTAAGTAATCAAAGTGTTCTATAACGTGATATGCTCTAATCTCATCAATTGAATTATCAGCATAAGGTAGTTTAGCAATGTCATATCTTTCATCCGCACGTTCAGCATACAGGTCTACATTTACAAACCCATCAATATAGTCACCACCGCTGCCTAAGTTTAGTTTAATCATGATACATTATAAAACTTTTTGAACGCATCTTCAAGTAAGCCTGTCCAATTCCAACGATCCATATGTGCATAAACGTTATACTCATTTATATTTCCGAACAATGCTTGTGCTTCTGCAATACTACGTCCGGGAATTATCTCAGGATAGCACGTAAAGAGTACAGGGTTTTTAATATAAGGAAGAACTTTCTTGAAAACGATATGGTCACCCATACCGCAATCTAAGATCACAATTGTTTGATCTTTGAAGTTCATTATGTTTTGGAATATGCGTTCGTCATGTTCAAACATTGCATGAACGCCATCTCTGATGCCACCGACTTTGTTCTTCAAATGCCAAGTGATAGCATTTGGTACGATGTAATTTTTGTAACCCTTTTTCACTAGTTCGTATGTGAACAGTGTTTCTTCTCTATGTGCTATCCGAGATAAACCTAGACAGTAATCAGCTACGCCTGCTCTATATAAGAATGAACAATGCAGGTGATCCACTTCTTTCTGTTGAGAGATGCGGCCCCATTGCATGTTCGCTTCATTGTAGATATTTTCTATCTTACCAGTGACATTTATTTCGCCCATGCTAGGTGGTGTCAATACTGAGCCACCAACAGCACCGATGTTATCTTCACTTGTAGCATAGTTGTACAGAGTTTCTAATACATTAGACTCTGCAACAGTATCATCATCTAAACGCCATACCCATTTGAATCCCATTTGATTCGCACGTTGGTGATTGTGATGTTGACCCTTCTTTTCAGTATAGAGCCATTCCCATGCGATTCCAGACTCACTTAACATTTGCATTAAGTATTCATAGTGCTGGATCTGACGCACATCTTTAGGTTCATCATTATCATCTTGTATGATAAGATAGTCAGGTCTCTTGGTCTGTGTAATTACAGACGAGATTGCCATTGGCAATGTTGTGTCGTATCTACCTTTAGTAGAGATTGAGCATAAGATTTCTTTGTTCATTTTTTCCAGTGTTGGTTAACGTAAGGAGCTTCACGATAGTTGATTGGTTGACCATTCTGATCCCAATCCCAATAGTAGATTTGAGTATTATCTAACAAATGAAATCCACTGTCTTGCAGTTGTTTCATAATGATATCTTTACCTTTGTGCTTAGGGTGTAAATCAGTGTGTATCTCCATCATAATTTCGTTGATACGTGTTAAGTGTTCTGGTTTCGCATTCAGAATAACGTCATATTCGCCGCCTTCACAATCAAGTTTCAACAGAATATCATGACCTTGAATTCTATCCATAATATCTGAGAATGTCATGGTCTCTACAACTTCATAGTTATCCGAGACATTGTACATACTATTAGCACCTGCATTGTCATTTAAACTAACTGGCAAGAACTCATTACCTTTCTCGGCAACGATGTTTTTGCAAGTAGTGATGTTCTTCAATCCCATTCTATGTATGTTCTTTAAGAAAGTATTATACGATGCACTAATTGGTTCTACTGAAAATACTTGTTTAGCTCCTAATGCGGCTGCATACAATGAGAATGCACCAATGTTTGCACCAATGTCAATAACAATTCTATCTTTAACTTTTTCAGAAGTCAAGTGATATTGATTTGCTTCAACTACTTCTCTGTACATTGCAGGGTCTTGCTCAGTTAAAAAGCGCAATGATTCTTCTACTGATTGTGTTGCAGATACTGCAACTGGTGCTGGTGTAAGTTGTGTTTCCATATTATTTTTGTCCCATATACATAACATCAAGTTGATGTTCTCTTTGTCTCCGCGATTGTGTGGTGTATCACGCAAACTACCGTCTGGTGCAATAAACTTAAACTTAAAGCCCGGGAAGAATGATTCATCTAG